CGGAGCGGACCTATTGCTCCTAATACCTTACTTCCACCCATACCTGATAGAACCAGTTTGGCAGCAAGTGTTCCAACTCCAATTTTAATAAAGTCGTTTTTATTTGTTTTAAATGCGGATGATAAAACTTTCAATCCGCCGTTAATATCTCCTTTAATGAAAGACTGCGCTGCTGTTCCTGCGTTTGCCGCATCCAGAAAAGCGAGCCCTGCTCCAGTCTCCAATAGATTTATGCTAAAGGTACGTTTTCGGCGTGCCCTTCTTGGTTTCCGTCTTGCTACCATTTTTCTCCTAAGTGGGGCGGCCATCGAGACGCCCGCTCTACTCACATATGAGTAGCTACTTAAGAATGGTGGGGCTTAAACGCTTCGCACTCTGGGCAGGGATATTGTTGTCCAGATCTATAATGAATCTTCCATTCATGCTTACATCTTTTGCACCTGAGTATAGCCTTGCGTTGATAATCGCTCATTTTACCACCTGACCAGTAGCGCAACAATAACACCAGCCGTGTGGTTCTTCTGGATAATCATCACAAAAACAAGTTTTATCCCATGTAGACGGGTTTAATCTTCTTGGGGGATTACACCGTTCACAAATCATACTACACCACATTTCTGACAACCATTCAAACCCTGCTTATTTTGTGCAAAAAGGTTTTCGTGTGAATATGATTCACCACAGTTAGGACAGTCGTTAAAGGCCTTCCAGAACGTTTTGGGGGACTTGGTTCGTTGCCAGTACTGAGTACCGCAAGGTTGGCAGTAAGCACCTACGCCTGTGGTTTCTAATATACTATAACAAACGTTACAGATTTCTTTGGCATAATAGGATGCCGCCACTTTGGTAAATAGTTCAGATCTATTTACACCATTCTCTTTCAGGAACTCCAAGAACTTAACTGGAGCGTTGACGTTTACCACCTTTGTGATAATCGCCTTTCCTTCGCTATCCGTTTTTTCGGGACGGCCAACCCTCTTTTTTTTCTCACTCACATACCCCCAGTATAGAATAGGGTATTAATTATTTAGTTAATTAATTACATATACAAAGAATACCCCCCTAACTACTCGATATCTTTGTATATTTTCTATTATAAAAAGTATTATTTATACCACACGGTTTTTTTTAACAAAAAATAAGACGCCATACTACTACTACTACTATTAATTAACTAAATAATAAATAAATAAACTACTTCAGGCCTAGCTTTTCTCTGTTTTGGGGCTCGTTATTGGGTATGTTTTGGCTTCCTGAGCCTACTAAGTCCCCTATTCCGCCCCTTTTCATAAGGTACTCAGCCACAAAGCCGAGTATTGGGTTATCCTTTGTCACTGCCTTAATCGTTGCTTGACCTGTTGCTTGGTCTAATTTTTTGCTAGCCGCGCCTAGGGAGCCAAAAAAAGAAGATTGAAACGCTTCAAGTTTTTCGTGCATCCTATCATCTATTTCATTTACAATAGGATCTAAAGCCTCAAGCAACATTTCGTCAGATTCAGGACTGCGGATATATTCCACCCAAGCATCACGGCTTAAGCCTGCGATGTAATGAGATAAGAAGAAATAGAAGATACTCCAGAAAACGGCAAGCCCTATCAATTCGATGGCTGTGATTTCCATTATCGCCCTTTAGGTATTACTAAGCAAGACCACAGACCTGTCAACGGTTCCTTGTAGGCATAATGACCATGGCCGCATATTGGTTTTAAGGGCACATTTTGCGGATTTAAATCTTCTTTGGGAGCGGGGGGGCCGATAATGGAAACCCCCTTCGCATCCTGAAAGAGTTTAATCAATACAAGCATAGGTCCAATATTCATAAGAAATCCTGTAACTTCTTTTCTCCTACTACTTTTTCAGCTAGCCATTGGGTAATCCCTGCCGGTCCTAGAGCTAGCATCCAATTTTCTTCAACCTCTTTCCATCCTACGTCAGGCAATACAATACCGCTCTCCTCTGCAGCTTTTCTAAACGCTGCAAATAATAAAGGGGTTATTGCTAAAAGTGCACCACCGCCTAGCACTAGGGGCGTGTTAGGATTGTTTAACAATGCTTCTACATTGTCATGTCTGCGTTTAGAGTTTACAGCGTCTTTCTGTAGCCTTGTGACCTTCTCTAAGCTGTAACCGTCAGGAATCAATGCATAGGGCATTATTTGAGACGGCCTAACATTCGTTTAAAGATCTTATCTAAAGCTGCCATATCTGTAGAGGTAACTGGAGTAAATCCATAACCTTTCAATGTTGGATTTTTAACAGTATAATGTGCCATGTAAACTTTAATGATTTTCTTCTGTGCTTCAATAAGCATTCTTGCCATTTTTGCCCTAGTCATCTTAGGCATTATACGACCCTCATGAACGCTGTTTCAATATCAGACGACCCACCACTATTGTTAGTAATCTTAAACTGTAATAACTTTTGGTCCTTAAGTCTGCCTTGGACTTGATATATATTCCAGACATCAGCGGTCATGGATTCGGCGGCGTCTTGAAATGCTGAGTACATACCTTCGTCACTTGGTTCGCCATCTGTTGCGATCTTCAAACCTGCAGCAGCATTAACAGGACTCAGGTTAGCGAAAGCATTGCTATCAGGACCCATTATTGCTTCTACTGCAACATTTCCCCCATTACTCGGTTTAATAGCAAAGAAAATATCATTGTACCCCGTCATATCAAGGGGCCATGTACCATCAGGGTTAATACTCGGAGCTACGATAAATGCACCGTTAGCTATTGCTGGATTGTTTTCCAGAGCGATAAAATCCTTATCACTACTCTTTGCTCCTTTCCAGTCTCCCTTTTCATCAACAAACCCCGTATCTAATACAGGTTGTACAAATTGGGGAACTTCGATAGTACCGTCTACTGTTGCGGACTCAATGCCCGCCTCTCTTGCAAGAGACCAAGGCGCTAGCCCTCTTCTATTGCGAACCATGCTAACCTATTGGAATACTAAAGTTATTGCTGCTTCACAGGTTCCAGTGTCGCCCGACATTGCTACAGCAACGCTTACCTGATTAGATGCTATGCATGGAATGCTAACATCTTGACTGAATGCAGAAACAGTTGCTCCATTAGAAGCAGGTGTACCATCTACACCGGCTCCAGCGAAAACTATTGTTTCTTGCCCTGATTGTAAACCATCGCCACTGACCTGTGCGGCAAAGGTGGTCACACCATTGGCTGCACTATCTGTTGCGACACTACAAATCATTCCCACTATTGCAGTTGATCCGGCTGGAACCTGAATCGATGCAGTGGTGCTCTGTCCATAAAGCCCCGTAATTGCTGTAAATGAATCTGCAGCAGTTACTTGACCCTCCCTCGTACGATAAAATGCCATCCTAAATTAAGCCCTCAATCGGAGCGGACCTATTGCTCCTAATACCTTACTTCCACCCATACCTGATAGAACCAGTTTGGCAGCAAGTGTTCCAACTCCAATTTTAATAAAGTCGTTTTTATTTGTTTTAAATGCGGATGATAAAACTTTCAATCCGCCGTTA